GCATCCACAAACCGGGCTTCGGTCAGTTTGGTTTGATATAGGCTATACATATTGGCGCCAAGCGCTGATGATCCGACTAGCGGGTAGGCAAGATCTGCCGCCAATGCTGCTGCCAGTGTTTCAATGAGCAACGTGTCGTACTCATTTGGATCAACGACCCGGCCAATATAAATCATCTCGACCGTGCTTTCATTACACAGCAGTTTGCGACCTTCGATGCGATACAAGATATTTGGATCGCTCAAACCTAGTACCCGCAAACAAAATGGCTCGGTAGGCAATGTAAATTGTTGGGTAAACTCAAAAGCAGGGGCTGTTGCATCAGGGGCTAGACTTACTCTGATGGTCAAGCTGTTCCAAGGGTGGGCGCGGAAAGTGGCATCGCGGATAAACTCATATCGCTGATTGCAAAGCCGCGCAGCTTTACTATCCTCTGTTAGCGCAATGATATTAGAAGCGCCGATCTGATTCAGCGCTGAGTTACAGATATCAACAACAGATGCCATAAAAATCTCCTGGAGGGTGGTGGGGGGTGTTCGGAAGTAACCCCCTACCATAGATAGAGAAGGCGGCTTGCGCCGCCCTCTCAGATTTTTAGTTCACAACGTAGTGAATAAGAAACGACATTGTGCCGGCGGTGCCACCAGTAGCATTGAACGTCGCTGCTACATAGTAGTAATCACCGGGGTCTGTCGAATCACCGGCAAGCTCAAATGCTCTCTGGCCAGCAGTATTGATGTCTGCTGCCTCAAAGCGCACGTCAGCCATAGCCGCTCCATCTGCTACGGATGTGGCAAAGACATCTTCGTCCTTGACCGTACCGTCAGGCAGATACAGACCTACGTTAAATGTGCATGACCCACCCAGTGCGTCAGAAGCGACGAACAGTTGGGTTATTGTTGCATGGCTCGGAATTGGTGCGAACATGACAATATCATTGTCAGTGCTATCACCAGCCGCCAGCTCAATGGTGCCTTGGGCAACACGGATTTCACCGCTAAGCAGTGCCGAGTTGTTAAACACCTGGGGGCTAGCTTCAAAGTTAGCAACAAGATCAGAATTTTTTGTTGTCATCTTCTAGCTCCCTTATGCTGATTCATCGCAATCGATTTGAACGACTTTTTCTTCTTCCATACGGGTGCTACCAAACTGAGCGCAGTAGTAGACCTGAGTGGAGTAAGACTTGTCAGCTCTCTCATCGATGCGTGAGGTTACGTCCTTACCGACTGCCAGCTTGATGCCGTCTTGAGCCCAAGCAAAGCAGGTGCGAATGTTGCCAGCCTTGGCCAGGCGAGTTGTTACATGGAACTGGAAGCCCATGAACGTATTGATCTCACCCTGTACCAGCGCTTTGACTGTATTAAAGTCAGAGCTTGTGACTGTGGTGCTGTTTAACAGCGCCTCAATCTGGTCTGGCCCCACAGCAATATGCCGCGGGATAGATGGGTCAACTGAGCCCAGGTCAAGAATTTTCTTGGCCTCAATCAGTTTCGCCAGTGTTAGGTCAGCACTGCCATTCGCAATCTGATTGGCCGCAAGCATAGTTGTGCTTGTGCCACCAGCCTTGCCGGTCAGTGCTGTGCCTGTTGCTGCCGCAATGATGGCATCGTCCATTGCCCGGCCCATAGCAGCCGCTGCCGCACGGGCATAGGTGCTTGTTGGGTCGATAAGCATCTGAACTTTATCAGCATCATCGATTAAGTCGGCCCATTCATACGCATCCATAGTCACCATCCTTCTGGAGTGTGGTGTGTCAACCATGGGCGTATCCTGGTGCCTTGATGTACGTTTTACCGCAGCCGCTGCACCAACTTGATCAAAGAAAGCCTTTTCTCCGACTACTGATTCCTCTTCGACGCCGCCCCGTAGAATGGAGCCCATCTGCTGAGAAAGCAGTGTTACGTTAGCGCTAAACTGCTGGGAAAACGCTGTTGTTATTTGCGTAGACATATCTATGTCTCCCTTTGTTTGCAGTTAAATGGCTTGCTACCCGGCACTATGCCGGACAAAGGTTTTTGCATTTTACGGTTGCGACCGACCGGGGCTATGCAGCTTGTCCGGGTTTTTGCTTTGGTGACTTGGCCAGCTGGGCGCTAGGCTTGTCAATCGGCGCTAGGCACCATTGCAAATTTCTTTCGGCGTGTTCTAGCGGATTATTAATCATCACCGCTGAGCCTGTCTCTAACGTCAGACGCAAGACCTCTAGCTTGAAATCTCTATCAGCTTCCGACATTGAGCATCTCCTGATATCTAAGACCCTCTTGAACATAGAATTGATGCTCAGGATGACGCTGATCCCAGTAGGGCGAGCCAGGCGCTCGGATCTCGGCGAGCTTGGCTCTGGCATCATCAGGCGTCAGACCGCCGGACGATTTGGTGCCGGCCAGTACATCTTCGCCGATTTTGCTATTTATAAACTCACCGACGTTGACCATCATCTTTATAATGTCTGGATGATCGCCTAGTAGACGCCCATCAGCTAGCTGAAGCTCTGTCAGACCTTCTGCGCCAAATTCTTGCATGACCGCGTTACCGTTGCTAACACGATCCGCAAAGGCGGCGCCAAATTCTTTTTTAAGCTCAGTTTCTGTTGTTTCGCGCAGTTGCTCGATCTGGCCTTCATCAACCTCAATCTGTGTGCCTAGAAACTGATTGTATTTACCAAGCATCTTTTGCGCTTGTGATGGGGTCATTCCTATTTCGTGCGCGGTGTTGCGGAACCAGTTGAGCATATCGTCGTTTTGCTCAATGCCTTCCGGCATTTCATTGACCAGCTCGTAACCATCCGGTGTATCTGGCCGGCCTAGTTTACGCCAAACCTCGCCCCAGTCTTCGTCAGTGGCGTGTTTGCCGGGTATGGCTACCTTGTCAGCCCCGATCATGGATTGTGCATTGACCAGACTTTTCGCCATCGCGCCAACGTCTGTAAAATGTGCTAATGATTTATGATCCCGTATTTCTTCGGGGATTTGAGAGCGCCAGTCAAATTCGACCTCGCCACCAGACTGGGCTACCGTTGCATCAGCAACGACCTCAGCTACCTGCTGTTCTTCACTCATCTTGTATCATATCCTCTAATTGTTTGCGGTCACGCAGCATTGACCTGATAAAAAGCAAAACCGTGCGCTGCCCCTCACGGTAGGCTGTTTCACAAGGATCAGCCGAAAATGTTGTCGAATGTTCACAAAATCTCACACCGAGGTCATCCAAGATGCGTTGCCCGTCCTCACTTGTGAACACAGTCTTATAAAGCTGTATCGTATCTTCTGGCGTCATTCAGCCGCCTCGGATGCATCAATCGCTCTGACCATTGGTGCAGCATTGCCAGCAGCCTCAGCTGTTTGCATCAGCTGCTGCTGTTCTGCCATAGCGGCCTGTTGCTGGGCGCGTTGTGCGCGTAACACCGCGACCTCTTGATCGCCTCTTACTGCCGTAGCTGGGACTGACAGGATCTTAATCAGGTGGCGTGATATGCCGTCTGAATCCACATAATCCATGATTGACGGATCAAGCTGCGATAGCGGCGTCATTAGCTCTAGCAGTCTGGTCATGGACTGTATATCGCCCTGACGCTGTGCCTTGGCCAACGGGCTGACATAAATAATCTCTATGTTTGAGCCGCTCATAAACTCTGGCGCCGGGGCAAATGCCTTTTGCCGTGACAGGATGCTATACACTCTAGTGATTAGTGGTTGCAATAGCTCCTGGCTCAATCTGCCGGTAAGCGGCCCTAGCAGCCTCATTTTTTCTTCAGTGCGTTGTATGACCTCAGTGGCCGTCATTTGCGGCCCCTGGCCCAAAATCAATTGATCAACATAGAACGCCGCCCGGATAGCGCCCCGTCGTTGTTCTTCCATGTTAAGGCCGACCGGGTTGTTTGCGCCTATATTTAGTGGTTCAATCTTGTCGCGTGTGCCAGATCTATAAAAGTTCAAACCGCCCGGCACTGTCCTGACCGGCAACATGAAGCCATCGTCTGGCACCAATAGCGGCGGGTCAACCTGTTTTTGTGCTGCCCGGATCGTTACCTCAGACATACGGTTGAGCATTTTTATATCTGCCAGTGCCGTCATTGATGGTGACCGGCCATAGCCAAGCTCAAATGAGCTTTTGCTAAAACGTGGCGCCATATATGGAAACTCATCAAAGCCTGATTCGGATAATACTATCTTTTGATCGGGCTC